AGATGAGTAAACAAGTTGATCACACAGGTGATAGAGTTGTCTTCGATATTGAAGTGTCACCCGCTGAGTACTGGCTGTGGAAGGGAGGGTACGGCATCAACGTACCAACAGCCAACCTGATAAAGGAACCGGCGGTGATCTGTATCTCGTACCAGTGGGAGGGGGAGACAGAGATCCACCACCTACAGTGGGACTCTAAGCAGAATGATAAGGCGATGCTGAAGAAGTTCATCCCTATCATGCAGCAGGCGGGTACCATCATTGGGCACAACAGTGACAACTTCGATATTAAATGGCTTAGAACCAGATGCCTTTTCCACAGGCTACCTTGTCCTCCTGAGTTCATCACGATAGATACGTGGAAGCAAGCGAAGAAGTATTTTCGTTTCCAAGGAAACGGCCTAAAATACATTGCCCGCTTCCTCGGCCTCGAAGGTAAGATAGAGACAGGAGAGAACGCTAAGTTGTGGCAGGAGGTGGTGTACAAGAAGAGTGCCAAAGCTATGAAGGAAATGTTGCGGTACTGTGACAGGGATGTCGATCAGACCATGAAGGTCTATGAAGCCTTCCTGCCTTATACGCTGACCGTCGGCCACGTAGGCAACAACATGACGGACTGCCCGCATTGTGGTGGGAAGAACACTAAGTGGGAGAAGGATCGAACTACACAGAAGGGCGGCAGTCACACGCAGTTCCGCTGCCATACCCCGAAGAAGAACGGAAAGGGTATCTGTGGGAAGTACGCAACGGTTGCGTCTTCTAAGTGGTACAATGAAACCCCTATTAAGAAGCAACGAGGTAAGAGCAATTGAGAGAGGAGGTGTCGATGAGAGTTTACCTATGTGGACCGATGGCTGGGTGTACAGATGAGGAGGCAGGTGGGTGGCGCAAGGCCGCAACTCTGCACCTCAACGGCTATGGTATCACGACCCTGGATCCTATGGATCGTGACTACAGGTACACAGCTTATGGGGATGACCCCACTAGCGTACTACCCCAGCTGGTAGAGGAAGACAAGATCGATATCGAGATGTCGGACGTGGTGCTTGTCAACTTCACTAAGCCCAGCACTGGCACAGCTATGGAGATCATCCTAGCGTGGCAGAAGCAGAAGCGTGTGATCGTTGTGAACCCGAACGGGTTGCAGCTATCGCCTTGGATCCACTACCATAGTCATGAGATCTACGACAACATGTATGATGCGTACGATCACATCGTGACCTTCAACCACCGGATCAGGAAATGAGTAACTGGCGTGAATGGTTCGTACCACCTGATGGTGAGCAGCACTCCGACATGCAGCTCAACGATCAGGTACGAACTGAGTCAGGCGCGGGCCACAGGGGGGAGGATAGCACGTTACCTCCCCCTGCCGGTCAGCCCCGATGTGTGACATGCCGCAAGGATATGGACTACAGGGATGGTATGTACATCATGATCGGTGGGGACTGGAGATTACACATCTCCTGCTTCAATGATCAAATAGAAAGGCACTACAAGGATGGAGAGGTGATCGACCTTACCACCGGACAGATAATAAATATTGAAGTAGTAAGCAAATAATGGCCGAAAAGGTTGCAATCGTTTGAGAAAAAAGCTATAATTGAACCAAGGAGAAAGACATGACAGACATGGTGAACAGCCCCGCACACTACAACCAGAGCAACATCGAATGTATCGACGCTATACGTGCAGCCCTAGGAGAGGAAGGCTTCGTAGCCTACTGCCGAGGCAACGCTATCAAGTACAACTGGAGAGCAGGCCACAAAGTCAGCACGACAGGCAGTACCGACAGCGGTAAGGAAGACCTTCAGAAGGCTGCGTGGTACAGCCGCATGGCCTCAGGGGATGACCCTCGCTACAGGCCCTCGGCTCCTAACCTTGCACCTGTCCACGGCGTAGTATGGTCATCCGGATCAGATGGGTACGTACCTCCGGAATGCGACACGGAGTCGGAGGAGTTCAGGGCCGTCCGCGCTCGTGTCCACTATGGTGATGGGACCACCGACTGATGACATACGACCGTAGCCTCAGCCTCGCACGATGGGACGCCTTCTTCATGGAGATGGCGTACCTCGTTGCGTCCAAGTCTAAAGATAGGTCGGTGAAGGTAGGGGCAGTAGCAGTGGGTGAGGGCAACACCATGCTGTCGATGGGGTACAATGGCTTCGTCCGGTTCGCAGATGATGATGATGATGAGCGACACGAGCGCCCTGAGAAGTACAACTGGACTGCTCACGCTGAGCTGAATGTGGTATGCAACGCAGCCCGCATTGGTATCAGCCTGCTCCGTTCCACTCTGTACGTCACGTCACACCCCTGCATCGAGTGTGCAAAGGCCATCGTGCAGGCAGGGATTGAGGAGGTAGTCATACCTTCCAAGTTGGACGATGCGTTCTGGCAGCACGGTAGGTGGGGAGAATGGGAAGACAACTTCAAGAAGGCTAGAGAGATCATGACGGAAGCAAACATAAGGATCATAGATCATGTCATTTGACCAGCAAGGTAACTGGATAGGCAAGACGCAGGAAGAGCTAGATGGTTTCGAGGATATCCTCAACCAAGATACATACGAGGTGCCGAAGGAACTGCAAGCGCAGTTCAATGCACTAGGGATGCAGGTGCTGGAAGGCAATAGCGCTCTAGTTAAGTCCAACAAGAGCACCTCTGCTTCCTTCTTGAACCTCCTATCCAAGGGCGTGAAGCCAGTGGACATCATCATCCCTGTATATGGAGGGCTGCATGTCCTGATGGACTGCCTCAACTCCATTCAGGCTAGAACCCTATGGCCTCACAAGATAATCTTAGTAGACGACTGCTCACCTGATAAAGCTACCCAGAAGTTTCTAACTACCTGGGCCGAGGCCAACCCAGAGCATACCGTCCTGTTCAATAAGAAGAACCGAGGCTTTGCAGCCACAGTAAATCGTGGTATAGAACACGGAGATGGGGCTTATCTTTGCATCCTTAATTCGGATGTGATTGTCACCCCTGGCTGGATGTACAAGCAGATCATGGCGCTTGAGGCTAACCCCCTGAACAAGATCGTCAACCCTTGCACCAACAACACGGCCGAGATCGCTATCCCTATGCAAGAGGGCTACGACTACAACGATATGAACCGGGCATTCGAGAAGCTGTCTTCTCATGCGTACCCGGAGATCATGCCTACAGGGTTCTGCTTTACTATGGAACGTTCTCTCATTGATGAGATCGGCAGCTTCGATGAAGGGTACGGCTCCTATGGAGAAGAGACAGACTTCTGGATGCGCTGCATCACGCGTATCACCAATGGGCAGGTGTCTAATTGGCGGGCTGTGCTTGCTGACGATACCTACATCTTCCACGAGAGAGGCACATCGTTCAGCGTCTTGGGTGCTGAGGAACATATGGCTTTTCGTAAGGCAGGGTCAGCTAGGTTCCATAGCATCTGGCCGGGGTTCAAGGCCCTCTTTCGTACCTACAACTTCAAAAAGAGTCTTGCTACTTTGAGGTCTCCTATCGGAATAGACCTTATCAAGAAAGAGAAGCCTCGGTATAAGATATGCTTCGTGGTCTTCAGCACAGAGAACTGCGGCGGCATGAAGGTAATAGCTGACATAGTTAATTACCTCAATGAGGTAGGGGTAGAGGCTAAAGTAGCACACATCAAACGCGAGACGGAGATGGTGAAGAACGTTTTGCCCTCGCTGCACAGTGAGCCTATCGTATTCGATGGATTCTCTGACTTCGTTAGCACCTTCACACAGAGGGTGTTCAGCGACGGTATCGTGGTAGCAGGCACAGGTGAGCTGATGTCGGCAATCGCCGCAGTCACTATGGGTGAGCCTAAGCTTACCTCTCTCCACTTCTCTCAGAGCGACGACGTGGCTATCGCTCCAACGAAGGATCTGCAGAAGACTATCGCTTCGGCAAACAGACTGGCTGGCTACACCATTACCAACAGCAAGTGGACAGCAGCTAAGATGGCTAAGAAGCACAAGGTTAGCGGTAGCGTATCGGTCGGGTACGACAACCTCATGTTCTTCCCTCGTGGTAGGGACAAGGGTGACGATAGACCTACATTGCTGGTGTCTCTAGGCAACAAAGTCTATCCCTTCAAGGGGCACGCCCGAGGCGTGGATATGTGCGAACACCTATACAATATGTGTAAAGAGAATAAGAAGGAGATCCGTATCCTAGCCAACGGTGTGGATGCAGTGCAGGGTGCTGAGTTCATCATAGGGCTGGGTGTGTTGAGTCAGTCTAGGTTCTCCACTGTACTAGGGACAGAGGTAGACGTGTATTGTGACCCTGCCCACAACCATAGCTATGGGCTACCTACCCTTGAGGCAATGGCTTCGGGTGTTGTACCTGTGTGCTGGAACAACAAGGGTGTAGCTGAGTACGCCACCCATGACCTAGATGCCATCATCCTAAACAACAAGACGGCGCCCGAGGTCATGGCTGAGCGTATCTACAACCTCCTCTTCAACGAACCTAAGAGGATGGAGCAGCTTAGGACTGCGGGGTTGAAGACAGCATCGAAGCTACCGAGAGCAGATGGAGTACTAGAGTTTGTAGAACTCCTAGAGAATACACTCGACCTCAAGTTTGAGCCTAAGAACATCGCAGTCATTACGCCTCACCTCCGCAAGTACGGTGGGCCTACTACCATACTAGACACAGCTAACCTACTGCAAGAGGCAGGCCACAAAGTTGCGCTATATACCATCTACCCTGACATAGATCCGGCCATCCAGAAGATGAGTAAGGTACCTATCAGGGTGGACTGGAAGAACATCCCGCCTTGTGACATGTTGATCTCCAACTCAGACAACCCTCACAACGATATGTTCTTAGAGATGGCACACATCAAGAAGAAGGTGATGCTCAAGCTGTCCCACAACGAAAGGTTCAAGGAGTTGGAAGCCAACTCACTCAACCTAGAGTGGGATGCTATAGCTACCAGCACCGACTGGTTGCAGAAGGCATGCAATGCAGTAACGGAAGGTTGGGACTACAGCACAGGCCACAACGCCAAGCGCGTAGGCTGGTACCACTACGGCCACTCACTGTTCAGTCAGAACACTCACCGAAGGCCCTACGGTAACAACAAGGTAGGGATAACCATAGGAACCTTGATCCACCAGCATCCTCTCAAGGGTACTAACGAGGCTCTTGTTGTCATGGAATCCCTGCTCAAGAAGTACCCCGGTGCGATTCGTATGGTGGGTGTAGGTGAGGTCCCTGGCTTTGAGAAGACTAAGCCTCCGTGGTTAAACTACGTAGCCGGTGTCTCTAGAGAAGATATGGCTGGTGTGATGTCACAGGTAGACATTTGGTTGGTGGCATCCCACACCGAAGGGCTGGGCCGCATGACCCTAGAGGCTATGTCTAGTGGGTGCGCCATCGTATCCACGGACACACAGGCTGAGTTCCTCAAGGATGGACAGAACTGCATGCTTGCTAAGGTAGGAGATGTTCAGGGCTTGACTGACTGCTGTGATAGGCTGTTCAATGCTGAGGCACTGAAGGCCGATCTGGTAAAGAATGGGCTAGCGACAGCCACGCAGGCAGCTGACCCGACAGACTATATCGCTAACTGGAACAAGATCATAGGAGATTTGTTTTGAAGAGAGATGAAGCTTTTGATAAGCTGGTAGCTGCAGTAGAGACAGCAGGTACCGCTCAGTTCGATAACGTAGACGATGCCTTCAACGTGGCAGCTCAGGCTCTTAACTACATCATGGACAACATCGAGGTGCAAGATGGACAAGAGAGTACAGACACTGATTGATAGCGTACTTTGGGCACACACCCCTGCTTGGTACTGGAAAGAGGATGTCGCTGATCCGTCGCTGCCTTGGTGCTGTGGGTGTGAGGGAACCGTGTTGCATGAGGATTGCCCGGTAGTAGCGGCAGCAAAGGAGCTAGAAGATGACGACAAGAGCGATAGCAGTTAGCACATACAATAGGGCAGGGCATATAAGTGAGGTGCTTGAGGGCATCCTATCTACTATGCCCAACGAGACAGATGTGTTCGTGTGCGACGATGGATCTGCTGATGGAACTATCAACGAGGTGCTAGAGTTCCCTAACGTCCAGCTGTATAGCGCGGTAAACATGGGGGTGGGTGTCAACAAGACACGGTGCCTGTACTTCCTGAAGAACTACCACTTCAGCTGCCTACTTGAGGATGATCTTGTGCCTACAGAGCCGCACTGGTTTGAGACATACGAGACAGCTTCCAAGCTGATGGATGTCCACCACTTCTGCCGTGTGCAGGGCAAGGAGATCCCTGAGACTATGCCTTCATTCACGGAGTACATGCAGAAGACAATGAACGCCACCCCTATCTATTCGGCCTCTCCAAGAGGTGACCTAACCTTCATAACGAGGCGCGTTATCACTGAGGTAGGTGGCCTCAACCCTCTGTTCCAGGGCGTAGGCTACGCTCATGGTGAGTGGTCAGCGCGGGTGGCTAAGGCAGGGCTTATCTCTCACCCCCTCCACTGGATTGATATCGCCGAGGCGAGCGACAAGTTCAAGCAGGTAGGAGACACGGAAGGTGGGCGCTGGGAAGACGATCCTATTGAGATCAAGAAGCAGATGCAGTACAACAAGAGAGTCCTACGCAACCTGAATACACAGGACTACATCCACAGCCCCTTGAGGATCGTCTGATGGCCAACATCATCCTAGGGCGCAGGCTGATGCTGGACAAGCGAAACAACCATATTGTCTCCTACGCTGACAGCACAGAGAGGGCGCTCCTAGACCTCGGTCACGCGGTAACCCTTATGGGAGAGGGGTACCCTTCTGAAACTCTAGACGAGCTGCCCGGTGGTGTAAGGGCACACGCAGACTTCTTTCTCGACCTCGACTGTGGGCGTAACAAGCAAGGTGACCTAGCCTTCCAGACCGAGAAGCCTTTCCTCCCTTCAGCCGTGAGATACATAGACACCCACGGCCACCCCAGCCTGCACAAGAGACAGGCTGAGTTCTACGACCATGTGTTTTTTGCTGTATGGGATAGGCGAGACCTATTTGCTAAGCACCCTTCGGCCCACTGGTGTCCTAACGCTAGCGATGCCAAGTACTTCGACAAGATGATTAAGCCTGAGGCCCACGGGTCTCGTCCTTTTGACGTAGGCTTCTTCGGTAGTAAGGGAGGGATAGACAGGGCTGATATCCTCAAGGAGATTTGTGAACGCCACTGCTGGGCAGTTGACATCCGGGACATTGGGAAGAACCGCAGCCGCTGGCCTGCCACAGCTGAGGCTATGGCCCAGTGCAAGGTGCTGTTCAACAAGGGACAGAAGCACGACGGACCCAACCAGCGAGTGATAGAGTCCATGTTAATGGGCCGTCCCTTGGTGAGTGACAGGGACGATCGGGATGGTATGTCTAAGCTGTTTGAGATAGGAGAGCACTACCTTAGCTACGATTCAACCACCGAGCTGGCAGACAACCTGGGCTGGTGCCTACGTGAGCCGTCCTTGGCTGCATCTATGGCTGACAGAGCATTCAACTTGGCGCTAGAGAAGCACCAAGTCAAACACAGAGTAGAACAGATACTGGAGGTGTGTGGTGTCAAGTGAACGATGCGATATGGGGCTCCCTGAGTTCGGTTTGGAATGTCTGCGTCCTAAAGGACACTTTAGTCATACTTGTCCTTGCTTCTCCATTTATAGAGATCCAACGGCAACCTTCTTTGGTATGGGAGTTTACATAGATCATAACAGTAGTGGGATGTTCGACTGTGAGACATGGTTGGTTGATGATGAGTTTCCTGATGACATTATACTGGAGGTGATAGATGTCAAAGATTGAAGGGCTGACCCCTACCATTCTGGTGATGAACGATCAGTACTGGCTTCCTTACGCCTTGGAGTCTCTCCGAGGTAGGTTCCACCGCTACGTGATCTACGATGCAGGCTCCGAGGATGGCACAGAGAACATCATCGACTGGTTCGTGGAGACAGAGGATGCCGAGTTCTTCGTCCGCAAGCTGCCGTTCGCTGTGCCTGATATCCAAGGGTGCTACCGCAACTCCATGCTAGTGGAGGCAGAGACAGATTGGACGTTCATGGTGGATGCGGACGAGGTGTATCACCCTGACAGCTTGGACAACATGATCGAGAGGATCACTCCTAAAACCGATCATAGTCGCATAGGAGTTATGATAGAGAAAACCCTGTACGGGGTAGTTAGGCGCACTGAGATGGCTACGAACTTGCTCCACCGCTATTCAGAAGTACGCACACACCACCGCATGTACCGCCGCGGCGCGTACTTCACAGGTACCCACCCAGGAGAAGCACCTTGTCCTAAGCAGAACAAAAACAACGAGTTTCACATGGACAATGTGATGTGCTGGCACTTCCACAACGCTCTACGTTCGCCCTTGGAGGGGTCGGTACCGAAGAGGCTAGATCGAAAGTCACAAGGCACGTACCACCCAGGAGAGCTTGAGCCTTTCGATCTGTTGGAGGAACTGCCTATCTTGCGGGAGCCGATCAACAACTTCCCAGTTAGCCCTGACTTGGAGAGGTTGCAGCATGTCGCTCGTAAAATGTAAGTGCGGCAGGTACACCCAGAATGGGTTCCTCTGCACTAACTGTCAGAAGGACGCCTCGATCGACACATCCTACTATGAACCTGATGTCGTAGAGGATGAAGAGGAACTCGATGAGCTAGGGTTCACTATCATTGATACCCTGGAAGGGTACGATGATGAAGAGGAAGACGAAGACTAACCTTTACGCAAGGTATAGCTTGCGTTATTAGGGCTTTTACGCAAGGTATAGCTTGCGTTACTAGAAGTCTATCTCGTACTCAGGATTCTTCCGCACACCCGAGTCGTCACACATCAGGTTCCATGCCTTCTCGATAGACGACGCATGCTTGTCCAGCAAATCCCATTCCAGTTTCATATAGTAACACTTGAGGTGACCGTACTTGAAGTCGGAGTCGCTCTCAGCCCTTTCAAGGCAGTCTTTGTAATGCTTGAAGGTATGCACCATTCCATCGTACAGGAAGGAATAGATCTCATCTAGGCCATCGCAAGGCATGCCTAGGTATGCTCTCACTAGGTTGGGATCGGAGTGATCGTCGCGCGGTGGGTCAACGATAGCACTAGCGCCCCCACCTCCGAAGAACCAGAACATCCAAGCCAAGGCAATTAGAAGTTTCATTCTTCACCTGTGTAAGGTGAGCATTCTTTAGCGTTGAAGACATCCGCTATCGCATTGCTTTGGCCTTGTAGAAACTGCCCGTGTTGCTTGATAAGAGCGCAGTGCAGCAGCCCATATCCATTGTCAGCAGGCGAGTCAGCATATGCTATACAACCTTGCCAGTAAGCGTACACGTCTTGTAGTAGTGTGAGGTTGAAGTTGTACCCTTCTACTAACTCTTCGCATGTCAGATCCTCAAGCAACCAATCACTATCGAAGTCTGCTCCTCTGGACTGGAGAGCCACCAGAAATAGGATCGCCAACACACATGCAATTCCAAGCGCACACGCTAGTAACCTTTGAGCCATCTTATCCCCCTTCACCCTTCATACGTTGTGCATCTCTTAGAGCTTGCAACAGTTGTTGTCTCGCCTTGCTGCGGTACCCACCTGCCATCTTCCCTGCTCGTTGTAGCCTCTCTATAAGCTCACTCTCGCTCCAGCCTCTCAGGCCGGGAAGCTGACCTAGCTGCTTAACGTGTCGCTCTAGCCACTCCGTGTACTTATTCTGTGCCATTGCAGGGCTGTGCAGGTATTGTTCGGTGTAGGTTCCTTGGATATCTGTTAGGATATCGATCACATCCTTCTCATTCCCTTCGCTGGTGTGGAAGTCAAGGTTCTTAGACAGATGGTTTCTCACCTTGGTCAGGTGCTTCTCAGCTAGCTGCTCATTCGCCAGCTGCTGCTCACCTGTGGCTGAATACGACTTGAAGATACCTACGTTGTTCAGTAAGAAGTCGGTGGTCATGCTGCCAGGGCGTCCCGTCATCGGATCGATGGCGTTGCCTGTGTCTATCAGCGCTTTCGAGATGTTGGTGAGGCCAGTCGGTTCACCCCACAGAGGGACATCAGGAGTCGTCAGCCTGAAGCCATACTTCTGAAGGAACGGCGGGGCCATGAACCCAAGGATACCAGCTATAGTTTTGCCAACCCCACCCTCTATAGGCTTACCGTTACCGTCTTCACCTGTGAACGCCTGCACCATAGGCTTGAGGATGGCCAGTGGGTCAGCGGGCATCTGTTCCAACAAACCTGACGCATCTCTCCAGGGGAGTGCTCCTTCTCCAGCGAAGTCAGTGGAGGTGCTCTTCAAGAAGAACGTGGAGTGAGGAAGGAAGTCAAGTAGCGCACCACGCATCTGGTTGCCGTGCTCCTCATCCGTCCCTAGTGCCGCTGCGAGGCCTAGCCCAACACCGCCGATAGCAGCACCCATATACGCACCGCCCGCACTCTTAGTCATAGCAGCACCCGCCACGGCACCAACCACGCCACCAGTACCTGCACCAGCTATTCCCGCCAGAGACTTGCCGGTTCCGACTACGGTGGTGTACTTCTGTGCCCAGGTAGGCAGCTGCTTCTTGATGTCTGATACTTCTTGTGGGCTACCGGCGAAGCCCATACCACTCATTATAGTCTGGGAGATCTGGGGCGCTCTCAACCAAGGGATCATCCGGAGGGGGTGATCCATCAGGTTGTTCTTAGTAATACGCAGGGCCTCAGCCGGGAACGTGGCCCACGGGAAGGCGAACTTACGACCATACTTGATGGCAGACCCAACGGTTCCATACATGGGAAGCCTACGGGCCACCTCAGTTACGGCCGCTTTGCGGGTGAGGCCCTTGCCTCGGAGGTGCATGAAGTACGTCATCTTAGGGATCATGTCCTCAGCCAGATAAGCCTTGGTCATGTTGTCGAACCACTTCACTTTGCCTCTGCCTTGGGCAATATCCTTTACCTTTAGGAACTGGTCGATGAAGCCCTTGGTGAAGTACTGCTCTTTTCGGAGGGCATCCTTCAGCCGCAGCAGATGGGCTGAGCCTTCCACACTCTCGAAGGCTGACTCTTCCATTAGCTCTTTGACTGCGGGGTCGGTTAGCTCATCCAGCATATTGAATTCTTTGCCACCAGTGCGAACCTTTCCAAGGTTGATTCCCTTGAAGCGGTCTTTCCCTCTGAGCCCTGCTCTGTTAGCGGCCTTAGTCATTTTGGCATAGTCGTTGAATGTGTGGGTCATCTCACCCATCAGCTTCAGGTTCTTGGGGGCCATAGAGTTGAAGCCAGCCTGATAAAGGAATGAGATATTACCAGTGAGGTTCTGAAAGTGGGTAGCGGGATTCAGTGCCGTCTTCATGGTCTTGTAGATGGTCGTCATCACGTCCATCATATTGCCAGTGATACGGTCACCCTGGAACATCATCCCTTCCTTGCCGAAGATACCTTCGAACACATTCCTATCAATCCAAGGGAGATCCGCCTCATCTAGCCCTGTCTTCTTGGCGATCATGCGCTTCAGGATTGCCGTCGGTCCTTCACCTGCGGTGTCCATCCGAACAAACCCTAGCTTATGCATCTTACGAGAGTCGAACCCCAAGCTCTCTACCTTGGCGAGGCTCCAAACCTTATCGCCCTCTTTGGTTAGCATATCAGTGACGAACTGGTAGTTGGTGTGAAGGATACCATCATTGATGTACCCTTGCACGGTCATCTCAGCGGGATCAGTGATAAGATCACCCGCCTCCAACCGTCCGAAGATGTCAGTATGATCCCCACCTCTATGCTTCAGGGTATTACTGGTAAGCCTGGGTTTGTTAGCAACCTTGACAGCGATGGTTTGGAACTCCTCCTCGCCTGCCGGATTGAATACTGTTCTCTCACCAAACAATCCCTTCTCTCGCTCCTTGACCAGACCTGTAGCTCGGGTCTTCGGCGCGCCCTTCGGGGGCTTGATGGGAATGAGGTGGGTAGTAGTAGCACCGATGCCTAAGTCAGGGGTGCCCTTGCTAAGTGCCGGAAGATGAGCAGGGCCTACCCTCATGTATGTCTCTTGAGTGATGAACCCACTCTCTAGCATCTCGTCCTGTCGCTTACGTGCTGCGTTGAGGTAGAAGTCAGCCCACTCCTTGTTCTTGGCTGACAGCTTACCAAACCTGCCAGCAGCCTTGGCTGCGAGGCCAGCCCCCGGTGCAATCTCCCCAAGGATGTAGCCATAGATAGCATCTTGCTGCTCGATACCGGGCATCTCACGTAGAATGGTACCCATAGTATCGTTCTGCCACAGCTTTTGGTGCATGTCATGGAACTGGTTCTTGATATCACCGTTCTTAGCGTCTTGGATCATACCATTATAGGTTTGAGAGAACCTCTTATCAAATGCGTGCCGCATCGACTCCACCTTTGTAAGAGGGATGGTGTCTAGCCCTGCTACTTCTTCCGCCCTATCCGCCCGAAGCTTCATCTTTCGGTAGCTCTCGTTACTAAACTCTTGCTTGCGGAGCATATGGATGGTGTCGTCGTCAAGTTCTGAATAGCTCTTCAAGTTCTTGAACCTATCAGGGTCTAGCATAGCTGTGATCTCTTCGCCTTCTTTTCCTAGCCCCTTGCCAAGCCACCTATCTATCTCCAACTTCTCGGCTGTGGTCCCTGCTCTCAGTGCGGTGAGACCCTTACCAACTCTCATAGTAGAGCGCGCCGCTAGTGTAGCAGGTAGGATCATTGTCCCAAGGAGGGAGGTGGTAGCGAGGGCGTTAACCCAGAGCGGTTCTTCTGACCACTGCTGTCGCAGGTTGTCTACGCTCCATGACCAGCCCTCGGTGTCGTGGGCGATGCCAATGACGGCGGCTTCAGGCCCGAACAGGAAGTCGAAGGCCTTGGTAGCCATACCATCTTGGGGGTCTTTGCTTAGGCGGGAGGATACCTGCCTAATGCTGACGGGCTTGTCGGGGTTACGAGGTTCGAAGTTCGTTATACCTGCGCGGGGAGGCAAGGGCTTAGAGCTAAAGATAGAAGGGCTCCTAACCTGCTCGTCCTTCTTGAACAGGCCAGCGGCCTCACCTTTCTTACTACCGATTTGGCCCCGGCGAGGCGCTACATAACCCTGCTCTGTAGTCCAGTCACTACCTTGTCCCATACTATCCTCTAGATTTTAATGTCAAGTGCTTCGCCTTCGGCGCGCTCTTCTTCCGGGAAGAGTCCGGCATCGTCTGCCCTCTCCGGGTACACGTCCTCTCCGAACTCACTAAGGAAGTCGGGGATAAACTTACCAGCGAGGCTCTTAGCTGCTCGGCCTGTCGCACCAGTAGCCCGTCTGCGACGAGCAGCACCGGAGGGGGCCGGTCCAACCTCAAGGAACTTAGCAGCAGCCTTCCTAACAGAGTTCTTGATAGCAGCGATATAGGACTTAGTAGCCTTGTTGTCTGGATCGGCAGTGAGACCTCTAAGCTCCTTCAGATATGATTCGGTCTGTAGGTCTTGTCCTGTCTCCATAGCGTGAGGGAGCCACTCGTTAAGGACCCACCCAGCAACCTGATCCTTGTCCTGACCAAATCCCTTTTCAGACTCAGCGTACCTTTGTCCAGCATCAAGAGAGAGTGCTTCCCACTGCTTCTTGTACTGTCTAGTTTCCTTAGCATTAGGAGCCGTCGTGATGGCCATCTTAATCGGCTCCTTCTCCGCGGCGAATAGACCTCGGCTTTTCTGGCCAGCTTCAACATCAAGATTTGAAGTATCCACGTCACGTCTAAACTGTTCTCCACCTGCCTCTTCTAGAGCAGCACCAAGTATCAACTGCTCGATCTCGGCGTGTCTCTTTCGAAGCATGTCTTCTTGCCATGCCAGCACCTCTTTCGAGTGTGCATTATCATCTGTGATGGCGGGGTTTCTATTGCGCCAATCCGTAATGTATTGCTGTATGATCGGAGGCCCTAGACGCGCCATAGCGGGTGCTATTAGCTCCTGTCCTTCTGCTGTTCGAACATACGCCTCCATACCCGGAGCGCCTTCTCCTGTCATAGCTTCCTCAAGAGATTTGTACGGCTTACGTTCAGTCAGCGAACGCTCTTGTACCCTAGCTTGAGCGGTGTTCAACCTTGAAGCTGCCTTTCGCCCTTCTATCTCAGACTGAGCCTGAGCTGTGGACATGTCAGGCTTCTTGAACTGCGCTCCTAACATGGCAGTGGCGCCTTCCATCATCTGGGCGATCATGTTATCTACGATAGGGTTGTTAGCATACTTCTGTGCCGCTGACTGCATCAGGCTGATGTGTGCTTCGGTCGCCTGATTAGCCATATCTCCTTCTAGCTGTGCCCGGTACCTTGCTGCCTTCACTTGGTCAGCAGGGTTAGTATAGTCCAGCATCACAGGGGTTCCGTCTTCCTCATGCCACCGTCCGTTCGTGAGCTTCTTGCCTAGATACTTGCCTTCTACTAAAAGCTTACTCATATTCTCTTGGAAGGGATCGAGGAGTTCTTTCTTGAAGTTCTCAAACTCGGCTGCGTGCCAACGATTCTCAAGGGCACCAGCAACCTGCTTTCCACTCTCGCTCCAGTTGTCGAGATAATCCTCGTTAGGGCGCAGGCCCCTAGGGGTGTACCCTCCACCCTCAAACGCCTTACCGAAAGACCGAAATGCGCTCTCAGTCATAGCGCCAGACATTCCCTTGTAGATCTCTCCGAAGCCTGCTTTCAGTGCCCCACCAACGGTCTTCTTCTCAGGCCGTTGCTCAGGGACTAGACCTTCTTCTTTAATCTTATTCATAGATAGGCGATGCTGAGCGTCACGCATCTTCTGTGCGTCTAGTGCTTCTTGCCTGCCTTCTCTTTGTCTAAGTATTTGTTCGTCTGTCAGCGCCATTCTGTCTCCTATCAAGTATCCATTGACCAGCCTTCACCAGCAGAAGTTAGAGCCTTAGTGGGCCCAGATGTAGTGCTGTTGTAGGTTGGCTTCGTCCGACTCGACGAGTTAAGATACTCTAAACCCGATTTGAGTGTGTCGCCCATCGCCGCGCCTGCGCCGCCGCTCGCTGGTGCGGCTCCTGTGCCTCTAGCTGTATACCCACCTTGAGGATTGCCGCCAAACATCTGACCTAGCGCGCTATAGAGACCGCCTGCTTCCGCTCCCTTCGCTGCCCCTGTAGGCCCACCTGCTACGTACCCAACCACAGCACCTATGGCTGCGGGAACCAGCTTAACCAAACCTTCAACGAAGTTCTCGCCGAAGTTCACGGGTTGCTGGGTCATCTTGGTGTCGTAAGCATTCATGATAGCCGTATTGGCTAGTGTGCTAGCGTCGATCTGCAGGGCTGTCGTGCGCTGCATAGCGTCACGATACGAATCATTGACTAGAGGGAGCCCAGCCATGAAGGACGCTGACCCTGCTGCTACACGGTCAGCGTTCTGTCGGACGGAGTCGAAGAGAGCAAGGTTGGCTTGCCATGTCTCTTGGACTCTCGTTCTCATCGCACGCTCACCAGCGGCCAGCTCTTGTACTTCGTACATGGCTGCTCGTCGGGCGGTACCGCCCTTGGCGTATTGATTCTTTAGCTTCCGGACGGTGTCACGGAGCTGGAGGGCTGAGCCCTCGTTGATGGTACCTAGCACAGAGTTTTCCAGCATGTCCCAGGCAGGGCCTTCTCGGTTGAGAAGCTGCTCGGACTCTCTTACTCGCTGGCTCTGGATACGGAATTGGGCTGTGTCAGCGATGGCGTTGGCATACGACTCAGGGTCGAGGACGCCTTCTCGGGCCACACTTAAGATGCTGTTCTTAGCCGGGTCATTCGGGCCTAGGGAACGGAGATCCTGATCGGGCTGGGAGAGCCCTAATCCACTCGTGTCGAAGATGGACCCAGGGTCATCTACATTTCTTTGGTTCTGGTAGTCTGTATTGAATAGGTTGTCTGAGCCCAGCATACTCCAGACGCCCATCTTTGACTGCTCAGCGGCCATGTCTCTGGCTTGCTGAGCGGATACTGCCTCTGCTGCCCTGATAGCTGCGTGCTGCTGGCCTCCCGCTACCTCTTTGGCAGTTCTGATACCTTTCTTGTTTGAGAATATAGCCATAGTTTCCTCTCTATTAAAGCGCAGTCTCCTACATAATTATAGGAATTTCCTCAACTATTTGCAACTATAGGTGTTTCCCTGGATAAGTCCAATCTGACTGTGTGGTCCCATTCGCCCCATCAGGGCTCACGATGTCATTGATGGAGGTGTTCTCAGACCATGAGTTTCCGTCCGGACCACCCCCCGGACCGATGGCGAACCGGGTAACAGGGTCGTAAGTATCATCAGGATAGTTGCTCTGGTACAACGCATTGTGCCGCCTCCACACCCATGTAGCACGAGGGTACATATTTTCGTATATCCTAGGCACTCCACCACCACTATTTAGGATAGCAGGCTCTTGACTACAGAAGTTAAGGTCTTCTCCATACCTATAATTGCCGATGTCTCTCACTACCTCACTGCCGATAGCGAACTCCTCTTCAACCTGACCGAACATCCAGTAGTGAACCATGTTCTCAGCGAACGTACCAGCCCTCCAGTTAACCTCATTGCCATGCCCTCCATTGTACAGAGAGTTGATATAGGAGAGGGTAGTGTTTTCCCAATGTTCCGGGTATATCTCTTCCCCATTCTCATCTCCGAACTTGTATGTCCAGCTCCAATCATACTTAGGCTCCGGAGGTTGTCCTTCACCGGGGTAAGGGAACCCGTTAACAAGAGAGTCTACTCTACCATAGGGACCGGCAGGAGGCACGTCCATTCTATAGTGACTGTTTCCACCTCGCCCAGGAGGAGAGTCACTGTCGATGCAGACATTCCAGATCGCTGCTCTGTTGTGGTAAGTATTTTGTCCAGCACCGGTGAGTCCAGAACCATAAGGCTGAGAGTATCTACTAATAAGGGAAGTGTCGGATCCTATACAATGTAGGTTCTTGTTATCGCTGTTACAGTATATAGCTTTATTGTAAGAGAAATCCGTCAAGGCAAGGCCCCCATAGTTCGGCGGTCCAGCAAGCTGACGTAAGCAAGCCATACCCCTATTATGGAACCCAGCGGGCTGCCCTGGAATTAGATTATCGTGAGGCATAATGTTCATGTACACCCTGAGCTTGGGAGTAGGTTCGTCTTCTTCTTCGTCGTATGCAGGGCCTCCTTCAAAGCAGACAACGATGAAGATCCATCCATTGTTCCTGCTGTTTAGGTCGTTTCTCCAAGGTTGCACTACACTCTGACCAGTAGTGGCGTCACCCCATAAGCCTGTGATGTATGTGCTTGAGGCCATACTCGTGGTCGTTGAATCGGTTACTCTGACGGTTACGTGATGCTTCTTCTGAGGATTCGGAGGATTAAAAGCACTATGCATGCCTATCTCGATCTTTCCATATGATTTATCATCGCCCCTCATAGGCTTCCTATGATATAGACGCCATACATGGTTTGTGTTGGCGATGGCGTTACGGTCTTCTTCGTCCAGAGGTGTGTCTGATAGCTGTTCGGAGAAGTTTCTATGGTTGATTCTTACCCAACACGCAAAAGACCATTGGTTCCCTATCAGTCCTTGCCCAGGCTGACTGACACTCCAGATATGCCGCGCCGCTGATTGAAGCCAAACACCGTGGCCGCGGTCGTAGTACCCCACCATGGAAGGCCAGTAGCTATTCTTATTGTCCGTCCCGTCTATCTCTGTGTCTCCACCGTCCCAGGGGTCACTAGGTATAGCATCGCCGACTCCTGCGAACCCTGACCAGATGGTCAGAGAGAGGTTCACTTCGTCATCTTCTATCGTTCGGTTTAGAGCCTGAAGGAAGAAGGTTCTGGTAGTATCTTCCCAGGCAGTGGTGACAGGGATAGGGTTGAACATAACCGACTGGGATGTCTCAAAGCTACCGTTACGCCCATCGATAGAAGTCGCTCGGGTAATAGACCCTCCTCTAGCGTTACCATCTAGGTCTGCCCCTGACTCTGTAGCCGGGTACAAAACTATAGTCTGGTGCAAGGTTGCGGTGCCAGAGTCGAACACGGCGTTCTCGTTAGGCATGCTCCATAGCCTGAACACTACCTCGTTGTTGCTGCTCCCTGCTATGTACTTGTCTAGAATGACAGACGCCCAATTATAAACGAAGTACCCCTCTGCTAATTTTATATGGTCTTGAACTAAGGTGCCTACCTCAGTGGGGCCGTTCTTAGCTCCCTCTAATGACATGAAGGTAGAGGACAGCGTAAAGGTTATAGTCTGTAGGTCGGAGGAGGATCCATTCCTACCAACCGATTTGACCTTAGCCGTGTAGTTTCCGTAGTCCCCTTTGAAAGTGTATTGGTTAGTGAAGGAGGTCTTAGTGACGCTGACTCCTGTATCATCGTTTACGATCTCTATCTCATACCGTAGATGTATATCAGAGTCAGGAGCATCCCAAGTGAGCTTCAGAGATTTAGCAGAGGTCTGGGCAAGCAGTCCTGTCGGAGGGTATAGGACTCTATCTGTCTTGTTCCTAGATGGCTCGAAAGGATTAGATGCCTGCCTATTGTTTAAGGCTACATCCATCAAGGCACCTATCCGCATCATCAGAGCTTTCTCGTCGGGCGGAAGACCCTTCAACCTAGCAAACCTATGAACTATAGTGTTCCTTCGTCTAGCCATTACTCTACCCCTATCTCTAATACGTTTAGGTGGCACCACTCTATCAATGTAGAGTCCTGTGTCCTCGGGTCTCCGTTCTCTTTGGTAGTCAGATCCCAGGCAAGCAGCCTAATCACTAGTCTACTACCTGAAGGAGGATGATTCACTGGGAACGGCCCTATGTTCTGAGAGTTGTAGTGCTCTCCTAGTGTGATCCTTGCGTACTCCGTGCTGTCGGTAGTAGCTCCATTAGGATCAACCGTGTCTATCCACACAGCAGCTATGATCTTACCATCTCCGAACATGGCTACAGCTGGGTCAGCATATGCTGTTAGGAAACCCCACACCATGCTGGTGCCATTTGTATTAGCCGGGGTGAAGTCTAGTGTTGTGCCGGTGCCTCCTAGTAGTGTGTACTGTATTGCCCCTTCTAATTTAGTGTAGAATCCTTCTGCTGTATGCGCCCTAATCTCAAACTGTTCTCCGGTTATGGTTACTACGTCTGAATAGGGTGTCGCTGTACCATCTCGTCTAACCCCTCGTACTCTAACGTATTTTGAAGACGATAATCCCTCGATAATGATATCAGTTCCGAACGTCGTAACCGTAGTGAAGGTTGAAAAGTTACTGAACGTTGAGATGTTAGCCTCGTAGAAGTTTACCCTCTGGTCAGGCAGAGGTACCCAAGAGATCTGTGCCCCCTTGATTCCCTCAGCCACAGTGAGCTGTGGGATAGGTAGCAGCTGATCTGGTTTCCTCTTTAGCAGCCGAAGCGATTCATCTAGGCTCGTCATCTCTTTGGAGTTCTGAAGCTCCGCGAAGGCCCTCTCTAGCTCCAACCTTTGCGAGCTTCTAAGGTTCGTAAAGAACTTAGCGAACGATCGTAGGAATTCACCAGCCATTATTCGTCACTCACAAGAGATTCAAAGATGTTAAAGTTCTTCAGTGATACGTTTGCATCCTGACCATAGGAGAAGCTAGTTCCCGAAACCACAACAAAGTCGTTTGCGAACTTGTCGTGGTCCGGTATCATCCTAGCCTGTAGCTGGAAGGTGTAATCCCCCAGCTCTAGGTTCGAGAACTTTTGAACGAACGTCCCTCTCCTCGGGTTCGTCCACGTCCCTGGTATATCCAACGGTGTATCGTACCCATCTGTAGTGACCTTGAAGGAGTAGAAGCCAGAGTAGGAGTACTCGTTACTAGAGCTGTAAGCGGTGGCGGTGAACACCTGTCCTTTCTGAACGAACTCAGATTCACCTGGGGTCAGTTCCATCCACTTGAACTCAACATCACTCCACTGAATGTTTCCTTCAGTAGGGTCGCCCCAGTCGCGCAGTACTTGTACGTCATAGTCTACGGAGTAGTATGCCTTACCTCCGATCGCTGTATAGTCTCGCTCCCAGCACGGTGTCCATGGGTTGCCATTGGCGGTGCTGATCCTTCGTATCCTCTCTGTCCCATCGTACAACCCATATGATTGAGCGAAAGGAGTAACTACCTCTGTGTTCTCTGACCAAGGCCCTACCTCTCCGTTCTTGGTGACAACCCTGATCCTCAGGTAGTACGTGGTTCCCTCGTTCAGCTGGGGCCAGATGTAGAAAACCTCAGGGGTCTGGAACTGGTCGAAGTTGTAGAACCCTGGGGTAGCGCTTAGCTGCAGCTCGTAGAACAGGAGGTTCTTCAATCCTCTAGGAGGCTCAAAGAACACCCTCACCTCTTGGTAGGACGCCTCCACTGTGATGTCCTGAGGTACGATCTTAGGCACAAACTCAGAGAACGTCCGCTTAGGAGACTGCTCCACCTGAGCAGCCAGGGAGATACCCACGGCTTGCTCAAGGTGACCCAGGAACAATTTCAATTGAGAGACCCGTCCAGCAGGCCATTTCCGCAGCCGAACCTCAGCATTCAGCGAGTGTGCTTTCCCTACGTACGCCATTACGCGATCGTATCGTCTACGTCGATCTCTACAGCCAGGGCAGGCTGGACATGGTAGAAGAACCTCGACGCCAACAGCTTCGTATACACGTCCTTCTCAGCGTTCTGCCAAGTAAGACGTACATACTCTCCCGGTGTGGTGTCTCCCGAGGGGATACGCTGTCGTATGAGTGAGTTGTTTAGTCCGAACTGCATAGACAAAGTAGCACTGTCGAGGGCTAGGGTCTGTGAGATACCCCGTGCTGTCTCCACGGTGGTTGTCCAGATACAAGCGTCGTCGTTCCCTATCCTCATCTCTACGGTATGGGGTGCGATCCTGCCTGTGGCTAGCTCTATTTCGCCACCGAGGAAACCGACCCTCAGGTAGTGGGTCCGGATCTTAGTGTCGATAGCGTATGTGACGCCCGCAGCATCCACCCAATTCTTAGATGAATCATTGAACAGCCGATAGATCATTCCGTCGGCCCCTCCTGCCAGGATCTGGAAGTCTCCATTCGAGTCCTCTATCTCCGTAGCGTCTAGGAAGTTCAGGTTGGCTGCTGTCGGGGTTACCACCTCAGACCAGTACCCCTGACCTACTTCATCAATGGGGTATTGATAGCAGAAGATAGAGTCATACTCACCCGCAGCGTTAGGGTTGAACTGGAGGATCATATTCTTAGATCTACTATGGACGGTATGGATTAGCTCAATGTTGACCTTATCGATATTTTCATCGTACTTGTCACGGATAGGCTCACTGATCTTATGGGTCTCGCTGAGGTCGAAGAGCCGCATTCCATCACGGTCAACTGAGAAGCCGATAAGACGTGCTGTTCCAGCAGCCCTACGACCTACACAGCCCATGCCCTGTACGATCTTATCAAAGGAGAAGTCAGGGTTATCACCGATCACCTGCCACTTACCTGTCTCGGTCTCAACCACCAGCCCTGCGTAGGTCTCATACATAGCCGTGATCTTCGCATCCATATCTAGAGCGTTGATAAGCGGGAAGCTCTCGGGCTCATCGTCCTCAGAGTAGTACAGGGTGTACGGGTTCTGGGGGTCACCTGCCATGAACAACGTCTTCTTCCACTTCTTCACGATGCCACACTTGGGAGGCACGGAGTTGTCGTCGGAGTAATCCCCGGCCTGCGGGGCTGTCTCGTTGCTGAGGCTACCATCCGCAGTGGTATCCGTGTATGTGGTGGTAGTGTTGTCAAGGATCTCGTCAAGGTACAGCCAGACAGAACCATTGCCTACCGTTCGGTAGATCCGCCGAGCAGTGACTTGCAGATCTGGAGACACCGGGATCCTAGTGAGGTCAATTTGTCCATGATGATCAGCAGTAACGTTAACGCTTTTAGGCCCAGCATTACTGCGCTGCCCATACTTACTAACATAAGTAACCTTGTAGCTATATACGCCCGTGAGGCCTCCTTCTCCGGTTGGATTGGCAACCACCGCTCCTTCATCCCTCTTTTGGTACCTGTCGATCCGGAGGTTGTTGACGGTCGTCTGCGCGGTCTGGAGGTAGAACTCAAACCGTGTGCTCTTGACAGACTGGTCTTCGGGGTAGAAGTGCCCGAAGTGTGTCCCTGCTGGTGCGCTGTATTGTGTTCCACCGGGAGCCCCCGCTGTAAAGTCTAGGTTAATCTTATTCCATCCTTCTCTCAAGCTACCGTTAGAGAAGTCGAACTGCCAGTTGTTGGTAGTGGTCACCACATCAGGGCTCACATAGACAGATAGCACAGGGCCATCTGTCTGGAACCCATGGTTCGTTGGGGTACTAAGAGAGGCCGTGAGGGTACCACGAGGGATATACGTGAAGAAGGATACCCTGTTGGCTATGGCCTTTGAGTTGTCTCTCTCATCTCCTTGGACGAAGAACTCACCGTGGGCCTTTTCAATGTTGAATACATCGGAGGCGTAGAAGACGGCGTTCAGCTTGACAGCTGCCCCGTCCCAGGTCACATCTCCTGGCGTAGCGTTGGTCTGGTCCGAGGTCACACACCAAGCAGGGATCCAAGAGGAGGCATCATCGAACTCATCAACGACTGTCTCTTCAGAGCCGGGAGCTGTCACTCCCCATTGAGTTATCACTGCACCGTCATACTTGACGAGCTGGTCTCCTTCCCCTACGCGGTCGGGGTTGTAGTTGGTGATGAACATGAAGCGGTCCATCATATCAGATGTGTGGTATAGGTCTGCGGTTCGGCCTGTTAGGAGAGTGGTGATAGTACCACCATCTACTCTGCCAAGAGTAGTACCGGCTGCTACCAGTGTCTGTCTTAGGATGGTACCATCGAGGTCAGCTGACTTGTAGAACTCTATCCAAGAGATATTCTTAGCTACTCCACTCTCTGTGTAGGGTTCACTAAGCACACGAGAGCTACCTCGTATCTTGGAGATAGCACCGTACTCCTCAAAGAAGTCTACGTTCTGGGCGATTGAAAGCTGCTCAGCCTGTAGCACCTCAGGGGTACTCTTCGTGTATAGACCTTGAAATCCTTTGATGTCAAGATACGGTATTCGTTCTCGTCCCATCAGCTATCCCGGTAGTGAGTGCGAAACGGAGTTACCTTATTAGAGGAAACCATTCGGTTATCAATGAATCGTTCCCAGGTCATCTCCCACTCGGCACGTAGTCTCAGCACGCTTCTCAGCCTGCCTTCTTCCTGCGTCTGCTCCTGATCAAACAGGGTCACCGCTGTATCAAGCACTAGGATCTCATCCAGCATCGTGGGGAAGTCCGAGTGCAGCTCGTCGTCATCCGCTGTCAGCTCCGTGGGGGTGATAGCGTACTCCATACGGATCTGTCCAGGCGTGCCCACAATAGGGGCAGGCTCAAGGACGAAGCCACTACCAATAGATCTGTATGTTGGGTTGTAGGAGTCTCCTGCTCCTTCGGGTGCAGGCTTAGCGCCGTAGTGACGCTCTTGCCTCTGGACAGGTACGGTGCGCCCATCAGTACGAACCAGCTCCATCTTGAAGAGCCGTTCAAAGCTGGTAGGCCAAGCGTATCTCTCTTGGTTAGAAACTGAGTCTCGGGTAGCCACCACGGTGAAGTACCCTTCGAAGGCCATGATCAGCTCAGCTGCTCGCCTCCGATAACATGAGTTGAACACCTGCTTGATGAGATCGTCACTCCAAAAACTCTTCTCAGCGGTCTCTTCTCCGACGTATCTACGCACCCTGACAATGAAGTTAGCCAGTGTGCCAGTCAATTGGGCAGCCATGTATGTCTCCTTTTAGGAGCTAAAGATCTTCAATACTCTTCAACCCCACGTCCGTATCATCAAGGGGCCTAGAAGTACGAGATTTGTTCTTCTGGCCACTGTAGCTCACGATCGTCTCCATCACGGGATTCGTGGGCGCTGTGATACCTCGGCTCATGTTGTCCCTGGCGTTCCTTAGAAGCCAAGCATTCTCTTCTTGTACGGCTTCGAACCCTTCTTGATGCGCGTCTTGCATCTTTATCTGGGCCTCTTCCTGTTCGTCCCGCGTGAGCCTATTCCAGGCGATGTCTCCATACTTATCACGGAACTCTCTCTGAATATGTAGTCGGTTGACCAGCAGACCAAGGTACTGATCATGCCTAGAGTCTACCCGAACCACATGTGCCCATCCGTGGGGCTCACAGAGCCTCCACACATGCCACGCGCATTCGGGGATGGGGGATCCATCACCTCTTGTGGTGACGAACCCCCATACCTCTTCGCCGTGTTCTCGGTGAATGGTGAAACGTGGATCCTCTAGCTCACCCTCGTACTGGTTCATCATGTCGTCCCATATCAAAGCGAAAGGGTGATAAACCAAGTACAGTTTCTCATCAATACTCTTCAGATCATCCATGAACCAAGAAGGAAGATCCTTCCCAGGAATGCATTCTCTGTATTTCGAGTTACTAGGTCGTAGCGTAGTAGGTAGTTTCATCTTCTCCCCCGAGATTATGTAGTGTTTCTTAGTATCCGTAGACCGTGATTACCAGCCCAAGACCATTGAGATCAAGCGCGTCACGCAGAGTGATCGTCTTGAAGTTGGAATCCGATTCCAGCGAGTTCACTTCAACAGCAGCAATCAATGCCGTAGCACCCGACGGGTGATCCGACGCAACCACAACCGTAGCAAACAGCGGATGAGCCAACTGGCTTTTGATCGTGTCATCGGCCGCGAAGTCATTCGCTGCGGCCTGTTGAAACAACAGGGTCTCAGTCTTGTACGGACCGTGTGTCGATACGAAACGTACAAACGCCTCGGCCACTACCCCGACCGTACCCACGGAGCTAGGCGCGCTGGCCTCATCCCGTAGTTCTACTAGTGTTCGTTCAGCCATCATTTACTCCTTTTCTTATACTCATCCTGGCGCTTCTTGCGGCAAGGGGCACAGTACTTCGGTGCCTTTCCCTGAGGGCGAACCCTCTTGATAGGGATACCGCAGTCAGCGCAGCGGAGAGTCATTTAGTTAGACCAGCTCCGGATTCGAAGAGTCACCATACGCCAGAACCACGACAGAAAACGTTTCACTGTCATTTGCTTCTACCTGTGTGGTCGCATCATCAACGAGTAGCAATTTTCCTTCGTTTCCTGACTCAGCAATATACACCCCAAGGTTCGGGATCGTGCCAGTCGGGACCAAGTCGTTAGAATGATACACGTTGCAACCAACAACGAGAGTATCGATCTTTGAAAGACCAAGCTCCAGTGCTGTCAGCACGATACCACCTGTGTTGTAGGTACCCGTAATCTCAGCGACTACTTCAACTTTGCTGTTTGAGGCAATACCCGTGAGGGAGTGACCGCCACCAGCAAATCGACTTTTGATAAGTGTTTTAACGTCAAAATCACCATCAGCCATTTTGTGTCTCCTTTATTATGTGAGTTCCGGTGCGGCGGCAGAATCACCAAACGCTACGATGGTACATGAGAACGTTTGAGAGTCCGTTGCCTCTGCCTGTGTGGATGCATTGGTATGAAACATCAACAGCCCATTACTACCAGACACAGCAAGATACTGGCCGGTATGGGGGTCTGCGGCACCCGGTGCATTGAGGGTATTCGGATGGACTTGACTTACAAGAATTGCATCAATCGTTGTAAGGCCAAGAGAGGTCGCATACACTGCGACGCCACCAGTGTTGTAGGTACCTGTAACAGATGCCACAACGCGAGTCTTAGAGTTGGAAGCAGCACCTAGAATAGTGTGCCCACCACCTTCAGCTCGATCTTTAGCGAGTACTTTAACTACGAAGTCGCCATCAGCCATTTTATTTCTCCTTTATTATGTAAGTTCCGGTCCTTCTGCTGAGTCGCCGAACACTACAAGCGTAGTAGAAAAAGCAGTCTGAGCCGACTGCGCTTGTGTGGACGCGCTAGTATTCAGAATGAGCAGCCCTTCAGATCCAGAACGAGCAGCATATGCTACCCGGTTGGGTGCGCCAGCTGCGGGTGCTGTATCAGCACTAACAAATGTGTTCGCACCACTAAAGATAGCATCAATAGTTTCGAGTCCTAGATCTGATGCTTTCAGTGTAATCCCATCTGTCTTATAAGTCCCTGTAATAGAGACTACAATGCGAGTCTTGTTGTTCTTGGGCTGACCATTGATATTACGCCCGCCTCCATCAATTCTCGCGGCAGAGAGTGTTCTAACATCGAAATCGCCTGCGGCCATATCGTTTCTCCTTTAATCGTTGTCAAGCATCCACTGTGGTTGCTTGATATTGTGTCGGCACCGATCACCTTCCTCAGCGCCGCAGCTATCCCAGGAACCCCAGTCTCCTCCAATCCGTACTCCTATGTAGAGTATGATCGGTGCGAGATTGAGCCACCAGGGAAGTAGCTCTCTTGCATGCTTACGTAGCGCTTTGTCAGCAAAGGCTCTAGCCTCATCGGTCATAGAATCTTTGCCATGACAGCGCGTGCAATAGTGCCAATCGTGAACCCTACCTGAGATCCACAACTGCCATCTTCGGTACATCCAGTCAGGAAAACCACCAGAGAGACCATCATCCACAAAGTCAGGATAGTCTCTGCTGATGACGCTCATGTAGAATGCAACCTTCTCGATTGCCCAGCTCATGGTGTGGGTACCACACCTTTGACAGCGCCCTTAGCCAAACCTTCAACTACCTTACCGGCGTTGTCACTGAAGCCTGTATCCTTGGTGTCGTACAGTAGGTCTACACATTCGCTGACCACTTCTTTCTCGGTCTCGCCTGTGCCGAACACGGTGGACTTCACCACAGCACACAAGGTGCCGTTAGGATAGTAAAACTTGTCGTGTGAGTGAGCACACCCGAAGGTGAGCCCAAACACACACAAGATGATTATTGCTGCAAATCTCACGTATCGGCTTTGAAATTAACCATGCCGTCGTGGCGCGAAACAACGATGTATTCCGTACCAACCGTAGCACCATCAATAGCCACGTTGTTCTTATCAGATGTCAGATAGAACGTAGGATCCGCCGTACGATACGCGCCCGTCAAGAGCTGCACATCGGTAACAGTCGGAAGCTGAACGTGGTCTGACGTTGAAGTCAGAATCTTCACGTTACTAATCAGAATCTGAGTACCGTCACGTTGATCGACAAAAGTTTGTTTGGAGGGAAATAGTTTAGCCATTATTAATCTCCTTTAACCGTCAATCTTTGACGAAGACGATCCAGCAGCGCTTCCGCTGAAACGAGCGATTACGGTGACAAGGCCGGAAGGTACGTTGGAAGCAACTGTCACTTCCTTGACGGCGTTAGCGGCCGTGTCAGCTACCGTGCAAGCCCCAGCAGTCGTAGCCACGAGCCCGATAATCGAAGCTGAGATACAACTGTTGTCCACTTCTACCAGACTGGTCGTCCCAGTAATATGCTGAACAGTAAAGATCCAGTAATGATTACCAGCTCGATCGTCAACCTGCAGGACGTTTTGCGGTTTGTATGTTGCCATTGTTTACTCCTTTACATGAAGGTCATGTGTATAACAAACATGTAGGGAAGCCCCTCGTTAGTCGGGACTCCCCTACATTATTCACTTACTACTGAGCCATTCGGCTTAGTAGGTCGGCGTAGTCAGACCAGTCAGCTTAGCTGTCTGGTTAATCATCCGCGCCACGTTCTCACCGTAGTACTTCATGAGAACCGTGAATGCGTCCTGACCCGGCACCCACGCCATATTGACTCGCTCGTCAATAGACAGGGGACGGACAACGCCACGCTCAATCGCGCCGAGGTTCAGTTGGAAAACCTGATCCGGCAGAGCGGCCCACGAGATCAGCCAGGGACGGCCTTCAAACGTAGTCAGCTCTTGCTGAGCACCCAACTCCAAACGCATATCGTTGAAGCGACGGAACGGAAGGGAGATCTCGGTGTAACGATCATACTGTTCCCAGTTACTGATCATCGCGAAACCGTCCAGGCTTCCAACGTCCGTCTCAACCAACAGCTGGCGTCGCAGGCGGCGAAGCAGGGCTTCGTCAAGAGCAACATCACCAGCAGCGATTACCTTCGACTGAAGGATCGGATACGTGGTTCGAGAGAGGTTGTAGATTGTTCCGGTGGCCGACACGATTGCCGGGAGACCCAGGGCTGTCACTTCGGCCGGGGCCGCAGCTTCGCTCTGTTCACCAGAAATGTAGATACCATCGTCAGTATTCCAAGTTACGGAACTAGATACCGTAACCGTGGCGCCTGAGATGTCTTTCGCTGTAACAGTTACCGGTCCAAAGGTGCGGAGACCGGAAACGTTGTTCAGACCCACAAGAACCTGACCAGCGCGGAACGGGCGAGCATCGTCAACCGCGATTGCGGTTCCCGTTGCGCCTGTGCCACAGTTAGTCAGACGACCCGTGCCGTCTCCCCGAAGGAAGTCAACTTCGAATCGTGCGCCCGCACGCTTGACAGCCTGACTAATCGCGTCAGTAATGCCAGCCGCAAAAGCGTCTTCCCCGCCACGAGCCGAAACTGCTTCGGCCAGACCGGAGAACGTTACTGTGTGGTAATACTTCTTGGGTCGAACACGCGCCTGCTTCACATTCTCATTAGACGCCGTGGGAAGGACGTTGTCGTCCGTAGCACGCCATCCGCCGCCTGCTTCATTGCCGGAAATACGGACCGCGAAGTAAGCACCGTCACCCGAGGGGGTGAAGTTGCTATTCTCACGCAGTTGCGTATAGATCGGCGCAGACAGATTTTGCATCTGAGCGATGAAGTCAACGATGTATCGACGCAGAAGCATGTCACCAAGGGTATTAAATGTAATCATTGGTTAGCTCCTAAGTTGGCCCGCTAACTACTCCTTTTGATGTGCTAACCGGATTGCCTGTGCCATCACCTTATTGAAATCTTCATCGGACAGCTCTGGATCAATTGATACAGTTCCGTCTTCGAATTCAGTTTCTCGGAGATCGCCCCAAGGCAGATCCATCAGCTCACCTAACTCCTCTTCAGGAGTTTGAGTATCAATGGGCTCTAAGTCTTCTGTCAATAGATCAACTTCTTCCGTGTCAAACAATGCTCCGCGTGGCATTCCGTACCTGTCAATGGTCTCTTGAAAACCCTCTGTGAGGATCTCGGCAAGATGATCAGGGTGCTCTACTGCGGCATCCCAGTCCACCTTCTCTGTAAAGAGGTCATTGATAACGGCGAGGTCTTCGTCGTTATACTCTTCAGGTAAAGCTTGCAACAGCCTTTCAGCGATCGTATCAGCCTTGCTTATGAGCTGATCAGCTTGTAGATCGGCCTGAGTGTCTCGCAACTCGTCTTGGGCATCCTCAAACATCTCTCGAGTAGCCTGGAGTGCGTCCTCCGGATCCAACGTACCTTCGTCCACCGCCTCGTCGATCCCTTTCAAACGGGCATCGATAGCTAAAACGTGATCTTTCATCGCAGGGTCATTCACGAAGCTCTTGATCTCGTTTAGGGTCTGGACATCGCTGTCTCTGCTTTCCAGAAGGTCTTGCATTCTAACTAGCGCATCTTGAGACTCAGCGAGCTGGTCTCTCATCTCTGCCTCGGCCTCTCGGACCTCATGCAGAGCGTTGTTGACTTCGTTAAAACGCGACTGAGGGATACGGTTCTCTCCACCTTCTCCACCTTCTTCAGCTTCGTTGGCATCGAGTTCTTCCAATTCCTCAAGAACTTCTTCGTCGGTCATGTCTTCCACATCTGCTACGATCGATGACTCCGTAGCTGCCGCCTCAAGTCTTTCCTCTAGGGTAGGCTCATTTACATCGAGTTCTTCTTCTTCCATCTTTATCTCCTTTAACGACTGGGATATGTCGAAATAGAAGAATCCTTTACGTGGGAGAGCGGGCCACAACGCAGCTAACTACGGTAGAATTCTTCACACTCTCTCTATTAATTATAGGAATTTCTACAACAATGTGCAACTAATTCCATAAGATAAAGCCACAGCAGGGATAGGAGGGAGAGCAAACCCCCGCTGTGGCCAGCCTATGTATCGTAACACACAGGCAAAATCTGTTATTGAGCGGCCCTACCTACTTTCAGGACCGCTGCGGATAAGATCTTGTTCTTAGCTAAGGAGGCAGTAGCGGGGCTCATAGGCTCAGAATCGTCATACCAGCCCTTCTGCTCCCTCTGTGCCTTCCCACGCCTGGATCTCACAGTCTCCTTCATATTAGGACGGCCCTTATTTGATCTTTGTCCTACCCTCTTCTGAGCCGACTTGACTCTTTCAGTTCTCTCAGCATCAAGGTCTCGGGCGCCAGGGTTCCGGTTCAGGAACTGCTCGCTAGACATGAAGCTATCCAGGCTCGCAGCGTTGCGGGACTTCCTAGGGGGCCTGACGGGATTGGACTCTCGGGACGTAGGGGTGCTAGCTGTCTTGCCCGCTCCTTTTAGTAGGTCGGTATACGGCATCAGTACCCTTCTTCTTCTAGTAGATCAAGCTGCCGCGAAGTGCCGATACCTAGGCCTCCTCGCCCTTGCTTGGCTCCTTCCTTGATGAGGTCTTTAACATCTTCCTTCTTCTTGATCTTCTTCTTCTCTTTCTCCGCTGCCTTGACAGCATCCTCTTCAGCATGCTTGTCCATCAGTGCGAAGGCTTCTTCCATCGTAAGATTATCTGCCAAGGGGTGCTCCTTTACGTTTCTTCAGCTTCTCTTCGACCTTCCCGGCCACGCCGTTGTCTTGCTCATTCAGCGCCATAGCAGCCGAGCCGGGGAATAACCCCGGCTGGGCCGCAGGTGCGGGAGGGGCATCGTAGTCTGAGCCACGATCGAGACCCATCTTCTCAGAGAGGAGAGTGGGTTTCTTCTTCTTCTTTGCATTAGGCTCAGTCTCTTTGCCAAACATTACTTCTCTCCGTAGTGACCGGGTCGGCCTGTGTGCATTGAGACACCCTTACGGATAGCTTTCCTCTTCTTACGTGCCAGCTCTCGCCTTGCCTTAGCCGCTGCCTTGTTACTGGTACGCTTGGCCGCGTTGGCAAGCTTCTTAGCCGCTCTCTTCTTCTTTCGAGCAAGAACCTTTCTCGCTCTTAGAGAAGCTTTACTCGGCGCCTTGGTCGGCGTCTTCGGCTTGATCACGGTCGGCTTCGGAGCAGGCTTGTTCTTGTCTGAAGCTGCGTACTCTTTTTGTTTAGCATCTATGTGTTCTTGCGGTACTCGTAGATTTTGCATCTTCGGAGCAGGCTTCGGCTTCGGAGCAGGCTTGGGCTTCGGCTTGTTAGCCTCCGCTGCTGCTTTCTTTCTCGCTGCGGCTAATGCCGCACGGCGCTTATCGTTAGCGATCTCAGCCGCTGTCTTTCCGCTGGGGCGGGTTGCGCCAGTTTGGCTCCCGGAACCAAAGACTCCGGGGTTACTTCCTTTGAGCATACTTGATGCGCTCATTGTGTTACCTCCATATAGGGTTCTTACTTATTACCGTAATGTCCAGGTCGGCCTGTGTGCATTGAGACACCCTTACGGATAGCTCGTCTCTTGCGGGCTTCGAACGCCGGGCCAGAGTTCCTTCTCTGCTCTGCTTTCGTTCCAGCTTGAGTGCTACGAGTGGGCTTCTTACCAGGCTTGCGCGCTGCTCGTTGCCGTTGGCGTTCACGGCGTGCATTGGCACGGGGGTTGTTTCGTGTCCCGTCCCAGTTCTTGCCGTCTATGATAGCCGCGTGCCCAATTCCTTCTGAGCGCTGACCCGGCTTGCCTCTACGACGCAACTTACCACGACCCGGCTTGCCCTTACGCGCAGTCTTTCGCCTATTCCTCAGAAGCTTCCGCAAGCGGCGTTTCAACTTACCGCCTAGCCTGCTCTTCGGAATCTTGCGCTTCGGCACAGGTCGTTTGCCCTCGGGAACGTAGGGAGGCGGACCTTCGCCTCGCTTCGGTGGCGCCCACTTCAGTCCCGGGATCGGCACGCGAAGCCCACGCTTCGGGTCGGCGGTGCCTTTGCGTTTGCGTATACCTTTCTTATTAGAGAAAATAGCCATGACTATTATTTCACCTCAGGATTACGCTGCGCCTTAGCACGAGCACGATGCGCGGCGCGCAGACGCTTCTTCATCAAGCGCTGTCGAGCACCGCCTTCTGTGGAGTTGCGACTACCACCACGTCGCTCGCGGTTAGCGTCACGAGTCCGTCGCTTCATCTTCCGACGACGACCGTCGTTGCCCTTGCCTTCGTTACCATCATCGATGGCCTTGGGCGGTCCTGCTTTACCAAATCTTCCTGTTGAATATGCCATTGTGTAACCTCCTTTACGGGTTCGTTCTTATCGATTCGCTTGGCGAGCACGACGCGCTGCTACGCGAGCCCTGAGTACTCTCTGTGCTGCCGCGCTCTGGGGTGCCCGAGCACCTCGTCCTTGACCACGTCGTCCACCCGGTGCGCCTGCGCGACGGGGAGCGGCTGCTGCTGCCTTGGCTGCATTGATCTCGGCACGAGACTGGTACAGGGTATCACTACGATCTTGGTTCACGTTGCGCTTCGTGATCTGCTTGTTGACACGAGTCCGAGCCTTGTCCTTATCAGCGAAGCGCTCGACATCCTTAGCGTCTTTCCTGGCTCGACGAGCAACAACCTTCGAACTCGGCGCGCCCTTACGCGCGTCTAGCTTCTCACGTCGCTTCTGCTTGCCAGACACTCGAACGTTGGTGTCCTTCTTCTTGAAGAGCTTCTTAACAAGCCGGAGTCCTTCACTGATTCCACCGGTCGCTACTGCGGCGCCGCCTCGCGACACAATCTTACCAGCCTTACCACCGATAAGTTTGCCAGCAAGATTACTCATTCCTGTAACCGGGTTTGTATACTTGTGAACCTTCTTCGCTATCTTGAAGCCTTTCTTGTGAGCCTTGAGCCCCCACTTAGCTGCTTTCTTGTGTTTCTTAAGTACTCGACGTGTAAATGCCATTGTGTTACCTCCATTAGGGTTCTTACTTGTTAGCCTTCCGCTCTCTGCGGGCTGCTTTCCTTGCTGCTCGCTTCTCATCGCGAGCCGTTCGTCTATCAATCTGAGACTGCACGCGTTTCGCTGCGCGCGGGTGCTTCACATCATACGCAGCATGCTTCGCATCTACCTTAGCTCTGTGCGCGTCAACCTTGGCCTGCTGTTTCTCTGAGCGGCCTGCGCCCTTATTATGCTTAGCTGCTGCTCTATCAATTCTAGCACGACGCCACTTCTTAGAAGAGCGTGTCACATTTGTATTCTTCTTCTTAAGGAGAATCTTGACAATGTTTTGAATGGCACCCGTAGGGGTAGCCCACTGCGCGTTGGCGTAGCCTTTCTTAATCTTGTCTTTAGTTGAGTCTTTAGTTCCTTTCATACTATCCTCACGGTACGTACTTGTTGTAGTAAGCCTTCAAGGTCATGTTACGCTGCTTAGCGTTCTGCATGAAGAACATCCGATCGTCGTCGGTGTACTTGGAGTCGGTTCTCTTCTCCTTCATATCCTTAAACGTGCCTCGTTCCGCCTTTCTTTCATCTCGCGCAGTCTTACGCGCATCACGCTTAGCGATACGTTCGGCTTTTCTTGCCGCCGCTGTATCCATGCGTTCCTGCCTCTTGGCCGGGGCCTTGTCGTATCTCTTCTGCCAATTCGCTTGCCGCTTAGCCGCAGCAGCTGCCTTACGCTCGGCTCGTCTCTCACTTATTACGTTGTTAACTGCCATGGTTAAACTCCTCTGGGCCGACGGCCCATCTTCTTAGCATCTTTGATTCGTTTGTCTCTCTTAGTCTTAGCTTCCGCCTTCTGTCGATCCAGCATAACTCCAGCATCCTCTAGCGAAAGCTTTCTGTTTCGGTTACGACGGGTTTGGGTAGCACGCTCAACGGTTCCGTACTTCGCTTCCATGACCGCCTTCTCTGAGATCTCCTTCTGTACCTGGGAGTCCCATTGATGCTTGGTCTTGGCTACTACCTCACCGACCTTGAAGGCAGTGAACGCCATCGCGGGGATAGGCATCACCTTCTCCGCGGCTACCAAGAAGGGTGTACCTGCTCCAGCCGCCGCGAGGCTCGCTCGGCGCGCGGCCCATGTAGCTACAGAGAACTCAGTCACGCCAGCAGCCGTATCCATACCAACCTCAAGGGCTGTTTCCTGAGCGGCTCTGATCTTCTCACGCTGCGTGCCTTGTGTCTCTGATGCAGCCTTTGCTCCTTCGGCAACACCGAAGATACCAGCGAGTGCTGCGACCGGGGCACCGAACCTACCTGCTCCCCTAGCGAGACCAGAGCCTTTCTTTCCAACGACCTGTCGGCCTTGTGCCTTGCCAGCCTCAGCTGCCAGTTCAATTCCCGGACCCTTGATAACCTGAGCCACCCTACCTGCTAGGGCCCTGGCCTGCTTGAATCTCCTATTAGCTTCTGTAGCGAGGTCACCAATCGCACGGCCGAAGTTCCTACCACGCGGGTGCCTAACCGGAACTTCCGGAGTGTACTCAGGCTTAACCTGCTGGTACGTAACCGACCCTTGCCTGGGTGAAGGCTGATCGGGCGCTCTCCGCTCTTCGGGAGTTTGCCGTCTTGAAGGCGTCCTTGGCGCAGCGGGTTTCGGGTCTACAAATCTCTCACCGCCCTCGACAGTAACCTTATGACCACGACGCTCCACGTCAGGTATGGTGACAGCACCCTTATCCTTTCCTTCTTCGTACTCTGCTCTCGCCGACTGCCAGGGGGCTACTGCGCCTTCCGCTTGCAGCTTCGCTCCCGGCTGGGCGCGTACGGGTAGCGGCTCTTTAGGTTTGTCCTCTACGAGATACTCCAACTCTCGTTCACGGGTAAGCCTATCACGATCCACGTTCGGAGCGTTAGCTTCACCCTCTCGGCGAGCCTTAGCTTCGCCACGCTTCTCACGCTCCATGCGGTTGAGAAGGTTTTGAGCATCCTTAGATCCTAGCTCAGCTCGCGCCTTTATCTCTTCTACATCTTGAGCATCAAGACCAGCAGAGAAGCTCTCGCCTCGCCGTTCAAATGACGCAGGCTTCCACTCCTCTCGCATTTCGAGGTCACTCTCTGCGACAGGCGCGAGCGGGGGACGAATCTCGCTTGTGACTATCTTCCCACGCCGGTTCTCTCTCCCTCGCCGGGAGGGACTCTTCTTGGCAGCAGCCTCTCGTTCTTCTCCTTCTAGTACTACCACTGCCTCACCCTTAGATAGGCGGGAGGTGTAGTCTCGACGCTCTTGTAGACGTCTCTCTTCTGTGTTGCGACGATCATCAATCTCACCCAACTCTTCATTAGTGTACCAACCGACACCTTCATTGCTGGGAAGTATACCACGTTGTGCTGCCTCTGAGTGGCCCCTGCTTTCCGCAGCTGTCTTAGCCTCCTTAGTGGCCTGGGCTTCAAGTACCTTTACCTTCTTCCGGTGCTCGGCATCGATCTCCTTTTGGATCTTCTCAGCCTTGGCCTCAGCGTCTTCACGCTTCTGAGCCTGTACCTCAGGGTCTTGGCCTGACGACACAGCATCCATCTTCACAGTAAGGTCGGTCAGCTCTGCATCAGTGAGGCCTGCTCTCTGTGCGAGATCAGACTCAGGAGTGCGGATGCCCTGTCCCTCAGCCAGCTCACGGACGTTCACATTAGAGGCTCCGCGTTGGTGGTAGCCTGTGGTGGCTTGACCAGCGCCAACCTCAACTCCTGCCTTCTTAGCGGCCGCTGTTCTTTCCTTCTTGGCTTCGACTTCTCTCTTGGCTGCTTCTTCCTGGGCCTCTGTTCCGGGGCTAATCGTTTGGCCAGGAGTAGTTGCTCCCGTACCAATACCAGCTCTCGGGGCTACATACGTGCGCCCAGGAATCTCAAACTTGGCTTCCTTAGCTGTCTCTACCTTCTCGTTGAACTCAGTCCAGTACCTACGGTTAGCGCGCCGCCGCTTACTCTTGTTGATAGTAGAGCCACGAGTCTGACGGGTTGGCTTGTCAGCTCCTGTCTCGGGAGCTTGGTTCCTCAGCTGCGCGTTCTTAGCTTTCTCTTCCGCCAGATCCTTCTTGATACGAGCGGCTTCCAAAGCCTCAGCGTGACTCTTCAGATCGTCGGGGCTTAGGCCTCGCTTGGTGTCCTTGGGAGGAGCATCAACTTGCTTCTTCTCTTGCGCGAGCTGCTTAGCTAGCTCCTTCTTCTCCAGGGCCTCTGCTTTCTCTGCGTCTACCGGAGGCTGGTCTGTCGGTTGTCTAGCTACGAGCTTAGCCTGCTTAGCCTTCTCAGCAGCCAGATCCTTCTTCAGCTGTGCGCGATCACGCGCCGCCTTCTGATCGTCTGCCTGGGTCGGCAGATCACCAGCCTCAGCCGGGGGGCTTACGGGCTGTGTCGCTCTCGGTGCGCGGTCAGCGGGCCTGGGCTCATCTACCGGGGTACGGATCACGGTCTCACCTGTACCACGAGGATCGGTACCTCGGGCACGTCGAGTGCTTCTCTGGGGCGCAGTGGCACCTTCCGTAGCCTTGGCTCGGGTAGGTTGATCTCTACGGCCGCTCTTGCCACGTCGCGGGCCAACACGATTCTCGGGCTTGGCGTCCACTTCCATCTTTTCGATAGCCTGATCCAGCTTCACTTCGTCTACGGCTGCAACGCTCTCTCTCGCTTGGTCAAGAACCTTAGCCTTGCCATAGCGGGTGGGGCGCTCACCTGTTTCGATCAGGTACTCAAGCTCACCACGGAGAACATCAGCACGCCTACCTGTCTTCGGTAGGGCGTCGGATGCTGCTCGGGCACCTTCAACGTTACCGGCCTTCAGTATGGCCTTCGCATTGGCACTCACCTTCTGGCGAGTATCGATGTCCATCTCTACTTCCGCGGGCTGTGTAGCCGGGGCGGCGGGAGCCTTGGGGGCCTTCGGTGCTTTGGGGGTAGTAAGCTTAGCCTTCTTCAAGGCTACTTCGGTACGCGTCCGTTCCTTAGCAGAAGCCTTGCCATCGGGCGGCAGTCCACCCTCTGCTAGAGAGGCGGTCATACCTTCGACGTTACCGGACTTCCTGGCTTCGCGGGCTGTGTTCAGTGAGGTCTTGCGGGTGTCACTGTCCCATCTCTCCAAGGAGACTTCGGCTGTGGGGGGCTTGACTGCTGCCCTAGCTGCCTTCTTCTCGGCGGCAGCGACGGGGTCGGTCGCTCGTTCTACACCAGCGCCTGCTGCCTTAGCAGCTTTCTGAGCGGCGTGAAGAACACCACGCGCGGGAGCGGTGCCCACATGCACTGCACCACGGGCCACTCTACTTACACGGCCACGGGGTTTCGCGGGGGCGGGCTCAGCTTCAGGAGCAGGAGCGCGGCGCGCTTGTGCGGCCCTCTTCTCAGCTACCACGGCCGGGTCTGAGAACGCTTCCTTTATACGCTGTACGCGGCCTACCTTAGCGGGCCTCGCAGTAACAACGGTCTCTACCGGCTTCATCTTCGGAGCACGGTGATCGACCTCTACAATCTTAGTGGGGGTCACCTTACCTATGGGCTTACGTCGCCCAGGAGAAACGTCTACTGTCGTACCACGCTGGCCCTTGTCGGCCCAGGTACGTATCTTCGTCGGGGGTCTCTTCAACTCGCCTGTCTTAGCCAGCTCACCTTCCACTCTGCCTGCGCCGCTTCTGACACGAGCTACTTCTAGCACGCCTCTCTGCGTGGAGGTTAGGGGCTT